GGCCTACAGCCTGAGCTTTGCCGACAACGCCATGGCGGCAGCCAATGTCTTGATCTGGGGCGTGCAGGTCGAGCTAGCCTTCGGCCAGACGGCGCCGAACGCGACGAGCTACATTCCGACGACGACAAACACTATGCGCCGCTTTCCCGACGTCGTGGGCGTGCGCAGGCTAGAGAACCTGCTGGCTTGGTCCAACCGTTTTGACAACACGTCCGGCACAAGCACGACGCGCGGCCTGTGGCACGTAACGGCCGGCACGACGGTCACGACGGCCACGCTGGTGGCTGGACCGTCCGGCGTGACGGATGCCGCTACTCTGGCGGCGGGAGGTGCTGTCGCGGGCATTCAGCAGCGCCTTATCAATGCAGAGAACCTGGCCGGCAAGACGGTGCAATTCAGTGTCTGGGTGCGCAACAGCACGAGCGCCGTGGACGGCGACATGTTCCTGCGCATTGAAGAATTCGGTGCAGTGCCGGGCACGACGGACCTGCCCGCCACTATCGGCAACGCGCTCGGCATCGACGACCAATGGCGACGCTTCAGTGTCCAGCGCCAGATATCCGCAGGCGTGACCGACGTATCCCTGCAGATCAGGACGATTGGCGCGATCACGTTCTACTTTGCCCACGCGCAGGCCACCGTCAGCAGCGAGGGCACATTCAACCTTGGCAACACAGCTAGCGTGTCAATGAACGCGCCGTACGTGGAGACGCAGGCCACGCCGTATCAGGCGCAGGGCACATGGGTTTGGCCGTCTTGGTTAAATCAGAACGGCTACATCGAGGCAGACGTATGCCTGGGCGAGACGGCTAATCCGAACAATCAGACGCGCATCATTCTGGGACAACAGGGAGCGGCAACAGCGCCTTCAATGGAAAGCGGCGTCATTTTTCGGCCTTCCGCTTTATCGACGGACAATCAAATTGCAATTGCAAAGGCCGACAACCTTGGAACGCCGGTTGCAAGTTACGTTCCGGCCACTAGGTTGTACGACGGCGCCTATCACAAATATCGGATCGAGTGGCGGAACTACCTGATCGCAGGCGTGCGGAACATGGACCTCCGCCTGTACGTTGACGGCGCCATCGTTGCAACGGCAACACGCGCTAGCAGCGCCCGCTGGCTGACGCCAAGCAACCTGTTCGCGGTGCACTCTGGCACCGCGCAGGCGTTCCAGACCATGAAAAACATTAAGATCGGCAGCCCGGTAATCCCGGCCAACGCTGTGCCCGAGCCGTACTAGAGGATGACCATGGACGCGCGGCAGGAGCGAATGCTGGAAGAGCTGCACGCAGCCGTCGTGGGCACGGCGCAGGGCGCCGGCCTGCGTGAGCGCGTGGACCGCATCGACGAGCGCGTGCGGGCCATTGAGGGCCTGCGGGCTGGCGTGGCCCGTGGCTTCTGGGAACGCGCCGCTACGGCGGCGGTGGCTGCTGCCAGCGGCTGGCTTGCCGCACACTTCGGAGGGACAAAACCATGACAGATGAGCGGCTTTCGCCACACTTCGGGCTTAGCGAGTTCCTGGCGCCAGGTGACCCGGTAAAGCCGACGCCTGGGCAGATTGAAAACCTGCGGCGGCTGTGCGTGGAGGTGTTAGAGCCGATGCGCAAAAAGCTTGGCCGGCCGCTGACCATCACCAGCGGCTTCCGCTCGCCTGACTACAACGCCAAGATCGGCGGCGCGCCCGGCAGCCAGCATACCCAAGGGATAGCTGCCGACGTCGCGATGGGCACCGACACGGCATGCCTGGTGGGCGCTGCGGTGGCCAGCACGCTGCAGGCGTGCGGCGGCATCGGCGTCTATCCGGGCCGGGGCTTCATACACGTTGACATACGGCCGCGCGTTAACCGAAAGGCGACGTGGTGGTGTCAGGTCAATGGCAAGTACCAGCCGCTGACGGCTGGCCTGAAGGACGGCATCAAGGCCGCAGGAGGCAAGCTGTGACCGTGCAGGACGTGCTGGTGCAGGGCGTGACGTGGCTGTGGCAGCAGCCCGCCGTGCAGGGCGTGGTAGTGGCTGCCGCTACGGAGGCGGTCAAGCGTGCGCCCGCTGGCCCGTCTGGCGGCGCTGGTGTGCGCTTGGTGGCCGCCGTGCTGGCCGTGGCGGCGACGGTGGCCGCAGGTGCGGCGCAGGGCAGCGTGGAGCAGTTGGACGCGCAGGTGCTGGGCCAGCAGGTGCTTGAGGCAGTCGGCGCGTTCCTGGCTGCCGTGGGCGCGTGGCAGCTTGCCAAGCAGGCGCCCAAGGTGTAGTCTTGTGTTCTGGCCGCTTCGGTGGCTGGCGGCCGTTCTTATCCCATCGCCGGGACTGCACCGCCGACGCGCTCGCAAGGGCGCGGCTGATACCCCGGTTCTTCGCTTCTCACGAGGCGCAGGCGCCGGGGTTTCTTGTTATTTGCTGGTTGACAGCTGTCAACCGCTATGATATTGTAAGAACACAGGCGGGACGCACCCGCCACCCACGACAAAGGACAAGAATATGATGATAGCGATCACTAATCAGGGCGTGCTGTTTACCTTCAACGACGCCAACGGCAAGGCCGTGCAGGGCGCCCTTCAAGTGGCTCGTGTCTGCGGCTGGAAGGTGAGGGGGATGCGCCACGTCACTGGCGACACCTACCTGGCCGTCATCAGCCGCACGGCTGACGCCGCCTACCATCGCATGATGTTCGCAGACCGCTTGGCTGCTGAGTGCGGCTACCGTCAGATCGAGGCCGAGGTGGTGGCCTGATGCGGGCTACCGTCCAGGCAACGCGCCGGCCTGCCCATCGCGGGCAGGTGCGGCAGGGCGACAGGCTCACGGTGACGCGCGTCGTGGTCGTGGCCGTGCTGCTGCAGGTGGCAGGCTGGGCGTGGCACGTGGCGCAGTCTGCGCAGTACGAGCGCAGCATTACCAGCCTGCAGGCGCAGCTGCGCCAGGCGCAGGACGAGGCGAAAGAAGCACAGCTTGCCCTGTCGGGCAGGCTGGACGAACAGCGGCAGGGGCCGCAGGACTGAAAGGACAGGACATGAGCGAGATCGAGATCAGCGCGTGGGACGGATTTGACGACGACGACCGCGCCGAGCTGCTGGCGGCGATGTCTGCACGCTGGGGCGACGCGCAGGGCTTCAAGCCGGACACGCCCGAGAAGGCCGCCTGGCTTACCAGCAGGATCCAGCACCACCGCGCCGAGGCCGAGCGCATCAAGGCCGTGCTGAGGCGGGAGCAGGAGCGGCACGAGCGTGCCGAGGCTGGGCTGCTGGCAGCGTTCGGTGCTGACCTAGAAGCGTTCGCACGCAAGGCCATCGAGGCCGAGGGCGGCAAGCGCCAGAAGCACGTCCTGCCCAACGGCGTGGCGCTGGCATTCCGCAAGCTGCCAGACGGCCTGCAGGTGGATGACGAGGAAGCCGCGCTGGCGTGGGCGACGGAAAGCTGCGCCGAAGCCATCAGGCTGACGCGCAGCCTCAGCAAAACAGCGCTGCGTGCCTGGATGACGGAGACAGGCGAGATTCCGGCAGGCTGCACGCCGCTGCGTGACCGTGTGGGCTTCTACGTTCAGGGCTGACGCGCACGGGGCAGGGCTGGCTGCGGCTGGCCCTGCCTTATTTGCAAAAAGTAGTTGACAGCTGTCAACCGCTATGCTATTTTCAATACATCGGCAGGACGCACCTGCCACTCACCACAAAGGACAAGACAATGGACGATATCACCAAGCGCGAGATCGAGCTGAGCAACAAGATCGATGCGATGTTCGACGCAGCCAGCAAGCGCATTGATGACCTGCTGGCATCGCTGAGCAAGTAGCACACACAGGGCGCCGCTGGCCACGGCTGGCGGCGCCACACACAAAGGAGGCGAGACGTGACGATAGCACAGGAAATTGAGAGAGGCGGCTGGCCGTTTGTTAGCGGCTGGCTGCTGACCGAGATGGCCAACAAGCTGGACCAGGCCGCGATGGACGAGGTAGCTAATCGGCTGCCAATCGAGATCGCGCAATACATGGTCCAGCGCAGCGAGCCGAGAATGGCCGCGCTAGACAGCATCAGCAACTACGGGAAGCTGCTCAGCGCTATGCGGCGGAGGGTGCATGCGTGACGTCGCAGGAGTGGGTGCGCGTAGCCGACGCTGCCAAGCTGCTGGGCGTGTCACGCGCGGCGGTTTACAAGGCGGCGCACAATGGCCGGATCAAGGCGACGCAGCAGCACGGGCTGTTGCTCGTCCAACCCGCCACCTGGAAGGGTGGCATCATCGAAAGGAACAAGGCATGACCAGAACACGTGAACGCGGCGGCGAAACGCAGGCGATCGGCGCCGTCATCGAGGTGCCCGCAGCACCGGCGACGATGGGCGAGGTGAGCGCGCAAACGATGGAGGCGCTGGTGGTGGGCGGTGACCTGTCCAAGCTGACGCCGGCGCAGCGCCTTGAGGTCTACGTGGCCCGGTGCCACGCCGCAGGGCTGGACCCTCGCACGCAGCCCTTCAGCTACCTGAACCTTCAGGGCAAGCTCACGCTGTACGCTACCAAGACGGCGACGGACCAGCTGGTGGCCACGCGCCGCCTGTCGGTGATCATCGCTGACAGGAAGCACCTGGCCGAGGTCGGGCTGTACGAGGTGGTGGCGCGCGTGACGTTCCCCGACGGCCGTGCTGTCGAGGACGTGGGCGTGGTGCCCATCACCGGCCTGCGCGGCGACGCTGCGGCCAACGCCATAATGAAGGCGATCACCAAGGCCAAGCGCCGCGCCATTCTGTCTGCCTGCGGCCTGGGCATGCTGGACGAGAGCGAGGTGGGCACGATCCCTGACGCCCGCGTGACGGCGCCCGACGTGCAGCACGTCGTCGAGGTGGTAGAGGCGCCCGCAGCGCCGGCCGTGCCTGCTGGCCCGACGCCTGGCATGCGCCGCATCGCCGACGGCTGGAAGGCGCTGGGCTGGGGACCGGACGCTGCCAAGGACCATCTGATCGAGCACACTGGAGCCAGCCGCATGCGTGACCTGACCGAGGACCAGCTGGCCGTCTACTCTGACGTGCTGGCCGACGAGCTGGCCAGCTTGGAGGCGGTGCCGTTCTAGCGAGCGGCGCCTTACCAAGATCATCATCCGACGATAGAGAGGCTATAGGTTATGAACAAGGCAGAGAAGCAGGCGTGGCGCGTGACCGGGCTGTGGGCTAAAGACCTGCCCAGCGGCAGCCGGGTGCTTTCGGCCAAGGTGCCCGTGCAGGCGCTGATTGACGTGCTGCAGCAAGTGGCCGACGCCGGCCTGCACCATGTCGAGGTGGAGGTGTGGGAAGCGCGCGATGGCGGCGACAGAAAGCCGACGCACAACCTGCGGCTGGCCGAGCCGTTCCAGCCCACCGGGCAGCGGCAGGCGGCGCCGACTTGGGCCAGTCAGCAGGACAGCCCGCCATCTGTTGCTGGCGAGGCGTACCCGTTTTAGGGTACGGTGGTTGTGTGGCCGACTGAGGCCGCGAGAAAATGTTGGGGCTAGCCTGGCCAGGCGAAAAGCGGAACCTCTGCCGCCTGCCCCGACACATTCAGAGGAGCCCAAATGAGGAGGGCATATGAACGGTTTTATGTGGGTGCGCGTGGACCGCCAGCTAGAATCAAGCGGCGCGCTGAAGCTGATGGCACGCAGCCTGGGCAAGGATGCCCTGTATGCGCTGGGGCTGGTGGTCAAGACCAAGCTGGCGTACGCCACCTGCTGGCCGCTTGGCGTGGCGCCTGTGGACGTCGAGCACATGGCGGCGCAGCTAGATGCCACCGAGGACGACGTGCGCGGCATGCTGCGGTACGGATTCTTGGAACAGGAGCCAGAAGGCATGCGCTTCACAGGCTGGCTTGACGACCCTGCGGTGCGTGACCTAATGGCACGCCGTTGCCGTGCATCTGCCGGAAGCCAGACCACAGCCGAACGGAAGGCAGACGTACGGCAACCGGCAGCCGAACGGCAGACAGACGGCAGCCTGCCGGCAGTCCGCGGGCAGCCTGCCTCGGTACAGAACATGACAGCACATGACATGACACTACGAGACATGGAGGACATGCCCCCTACGCGCGAGCGCGGGGGGGATGCCTCGCTGGTGCCTGCGAACCCGTCGAGGAGCGACGCGCCGCTGCCGATGGCATACACCGAGGCGGCCGGCGTCGTGCTGGCAGCGTGGCCTGCTGAGAAGCGCTGCGCACCGCGCGGAGTCGTCATGGCTATTCGTCAGGATAGCGGGCACCCTGACGGGCACACGTGCCGAAAGATCGCCGAGGCCGCGCGCGCATGGGTGGCAGCCTACGAGGCGCAGGGCCGCCTGCAGTACCTGCCCCGGCTAGACAATTGGATCAGCAGCGGCGCCTGGCGCGAGGCACCACCAGCCGATGCGCCGGCGCCTGCCCGCAGGGCGCGCACGAAGTCTGGCGAACCTGCGGTGACAGCCGCCGAGCTGGGTGCTATTATCGAGCACGCCAAGGCCGTCGGGCTTTGAGCGATTAAAACGAAAGGACACGACCATGAGATTAACAGAGGCGCTTGAGCTGGTGCGCCAGCTGATGACGTGCTATCCGGCCACGCCGATGGGCCAAGAGAACATCCAAGCCTATGCCAGCCATTTGGCTGACCTAGATGCCGAGGTGGCCGCCGTGGCCATTCGGCGCTGCATCGCTAGCTGCCGCTTCCTGCCCAGCATCGCCGAGATCCGCGAGCAGGCCGCCGCTTGCCTGGACGACGCGCCAGACGCCGAGCAGGCGTGGGGAATAGTCTGCGCCGAGGTGCGGCGGGTAGGGTACAACGGCCGGCCGGCTTTTCCACACGCCCGAATCCTCGACGCCGTGCAGGCCATTGGCGGCTGGTACGACATCTGCAGCAGCGACAACGCTGCGGCCGATCGCAGCCACTTTGTGAAGGCGTACGCCGCCGCCACCAAGCGCAGCCGCGAGGCGATCACGCTGGCCGGCGTGCCGTCGCTGGCCGAGGTGCGCGTGCAGATGCTGCCCGCTGGCCTAGAGGTGCAGGCATGACGGACCAGCTGCCCATCGAGCACCACGCCACGCACCTGACCTACGACGGCCCCGACACGCACGTGCAGGTGGCCACTACGCGGCAGCGATTCTGGACGCAGGCGTGGCGCACCGAGGTGCCCGGCCTAGTCGTCGTGCACGACGCCGCGCACGACCTCTGGACCATCACGCACGTTGCCAGCGGCAAGGCCGTGGCCAAGCACGCCGAGCCGATGGTCAAGCGCATGAAGGCCGCTGCCAAGCAGCTGGCGCATCTGGACTGGACGCTGGCCGAGGACCAGCTGACGGACGACCACTATGCAGCCGGCGTCAGCCTGACCGCCGTGCTGCAGCCATCGCTGGCGGTGACGCCAGCCACAGATCAGGGTGTGACCTCAATGTAACCTGCCGGAAAGGTCACGAGGGGCAGGGATGCAGGTGTAGGGTTTGTCTTGTCATCCCCGATGTGAAGTTCCCTGCCCGCCCTGAATTGCACACAACACGAAAGGACACCGACATGAACCGCACACACACTCGCCAGCTGGCCGAGCTGGCCCTGGCCACCCGCGACGCCGACCTGCTGGCCAAGGCGTGCCAGCAGCTGCTCGCCGAGATCGACCAGCCCGCCAATTTGCCGCTGTGGCAGCAGCCCGCCATCTTGGCAGCCGACAACGTGGCCGAGCTGGACCGCGCGCTGGACAACTTGCCGCCCGTTGTCTACCACCAAGCACCCGTGCAGCGCATCGAGATGGGCAGCAAGCCCGTGGCCGTCGTCGAGAAGGATACGGCATTTGACATGGTGACGTGCATCAACGCAGCCCTAAACGCTTGGCGCGAGGCCTTCGGCGACGCATGGCGCACCAACAGCGAGGCCATCGGCGCTCACCAGCACCGCGATGCTGGCCTGCTGCAGCTGCATTCGTGGGTGGAACAGGCCGTGGAAGCCACGCCTGACATGAAGAGCCGCACCAAAATGCGCATCTTCTGGGAGCGCGTGCGCATGGTCAAGCCCGACGGCTACCGGATCGAGCACAGGGTGCGGGACTGCGGCACCTATCACGTAAACGAGCGGCGCGTGCTGCAGGTGCCGCGCATGTTCGACGAGGTGCAGGGCTGATGCGCGCCGCCCTGCAGGCCACCATGTCCAGCGATCGGCCGGACTGGAACACGCCCACCGACGTGCTGCGCTTGCTGCACGCTGGCTGGCCCGAAGGCGTGGACCTTGACCCGTGCAGCAACGCCACCAGCATCGTGGACGCCCGTCAGGCGTACACCGAGGACCACGACGGCCTAAGCCAGCCGTGGCAGGTGCCGCTGGGTGGCCTGATCTACGTGAACCCGCCGTACGGCAGGCCGCTGCCCACGTGGGCTCAGAAGATCCAGCGCGAGCGCAACCCGGCCCACACCATCGTCACGCTCATCCCCGCTCGCACCGATACCGGATGGTGGCGCACGCTGGTGACAGGCGCCAGCCACGTCATATTCCTGGCTGGCCGGCTGCGCTTCCTCGGCGCGCCATCGTCGGCGCCGTTCCCCTCGGCGCTGGTGGTGCATTGTGGCGCCAACACGTCGGCCACGCGCCGGATGCTGCGCACGGCCGAGGATCTCGGCCATTGGGTGGTGCGGTCGTGACGCGCGGCCTGCTGTCATGCAACACGTGCTGCATGCTGTTTGGCCAGCTCTACGACGGCAAATGTGCAACGTGCGCCAACCGCTACGCCGTGCTGACCAAGCAGCCGCTGCCGGCGCCGCCAGCACGCACGCCTCAGAACCTAGGGCCAAGCCGGCCGCGCATTCAGGCGCACATTTGCCGGTGCTGCCAGCAGGTAAAGCAGCGCGACGAGATGACCGATCGTGACCTCGTGCCGCGCCGGATGCGCGGCTGGTGCATCGAGTGCCGCGAGGCCGAGCGCACCCGCAGCAAGATCCAGCAGGCCGAAAGAGTAGCCGCGATGGGCAGAATGAGGGCTGCCGGGAAGAGGACGTACGACGCCGAGGGCAGGACATGCACCAAGTGCCTGACCTTCAAGCCGTGGGGCGAGTTTTACGTCTCCAGCAGAAACGCTACCGGGCATCAGTCCAGATGCAAGCGGTGTCAGACGCGAGGCGGCAGGCCCGGCCCGCGCACGAAGGGCACCGTCAGCGAGGACGGCCGCGAATGCAGCCGATGCGGCGATTACAAGCCATGGGCTGACTACTACCCGCTGCGGACCAGCGCCACGGGCTACCACGCCTCGTGCCGTGTCTGCTACTTGCAGGTCAGGAGGATCGAGGCATGATCGCTGCCAACCTCGCAGGCATTCAGCGCCGCGCCGAGCTGGCAGGCCAGCGCATGCAGCTGCTGGCTTCCGCGCTTGACGCTGCCGACGCCCTGCTGGCAGCCCTGCACGAGGCGACGATTCAGCCGACGCCGACAGCCATGAACGCGCTGGCCGCCGCCGAGAAGCGCTACGCCGAGGCACGGCAGGCTGTGGACGGCAGGCGAGCGGGGCCGAGGGGGTGACGTGGTGCCAAGCCTACGCGTTATCCTGCCATCAGGAGACAGCCCAGCCAGTGGACCAGCAGCCGACCGTGTGCGTGCCCGACGTGGCCACGCTGGTGCGCGACGTGGAGCAGCTGGCCGGCAGCCTCGTGGGCGTGCTGGCAGACCTCGGCAGCCTTCGCTTGGATCTGGAAGCCTTGCTGGACGTGCAACACGAGCACGCCGGCCGCAGCTGACGGTCGTGCCGCGCAATCAGGACGACGATCCCGACAAGATCGACCCGCGCCTTATACCGCGCACGGCACGCGCCTGCACCGGCTGCATGAAGGTCAAGCCGCTGGAGGCTTTCCCAAGCCCGCACAACAGGCAGCCGCTATGCTATCCCTGCACCGGTCTGTGGATGCTTTACCGCAAGAAGCCAAACAAGAAATGGACGCGATACCCATGCACCGGCTGCGACGTTATCGTGCGAGCGCCAGGCCGGTGCAAGAGCGCCCGCGCCCAGCTGTGCTTGTCCTGTTACGAGAGCTGGCACGAATTTGACAAAGAGGTGCAGCGACGACGGCGCGAGGGGCTGCTGTGATCGTCTACCTTAAGGGCTGGCACGCCATCCCCAAGAAGCGCCCGCGCGTCACCAGCAGGGGCGCCTTCATGCCGCCAGGATATCAGGACTGGAAGCAGGAGACGGCCTACCAGATGCGCCAGCACTACCTTCAGGAGCCGATGCAGGGCCACGTGGCGGTGGCCATCGACATCGTGGCAAAGAGGAAGCCACGGGGTGACATAGACAACCTGGCCGGCGCTATCCTAGACGCAGGGAACGGCGTGCTCTGGACGGACGACCGCCAGATCGTGGCGCTGGCCATTGTCTGGCTGACGCCGACCTATGATCTGCCGGAAGGCATCCGGCTGGAGGTTAGAGAGTGGACGAAGGCAAGCAGCCGCGCCGTCAGATGAAGGGCGCGCCAAGCAAGAAAACGCCAGAGACGATTGAGCGAATTCTGCAGCTGCTACGAACGGGCAACTATCGCACCGTCGCATCAAAGGCAGCGGGAATCAGCCACGAGACATTCGTGCGCTGGATGCGCGAGGATCATGCATTTTCTGATGCAATAGAAAAGGCCGAGGCCCAAGCGCAGGCGTATCACCTGGCAAACATCATGAAAGCAGCGCAGGACGGCACATGGCAGGCCAGCGCATGGTACTTGGAGCGTCGCGTGCCTGAACAGTGGGGCAAGCAAGACCGCAGGCCAGAAGGCACGGAGCGGGTAGAGATTACGCTACGCTGGGACGAGGAGGCAAAGGATGACTGATGTTGTGATGCCGCAGGCCATTGTCATGCGCGAGGTCGCCGAGCTGCTGCCCTATGCGCGCAACAGCCGCACGCATTCGCCTGAGCAGGTTGCCAAGCTGGCCGCCAGCATCAAAGAGTTCGGATGGACGGTGCCGATCCTTGTTGACAGCGATGGAACAATAGTGGCCGGCCATGGTCGCATCTTGGCCGCTAGAAAGCTAAAGCTGCCTAGGGTTCCGACAATAGACGTAAGCTACCTGTCGGATGCACAGCGGAGAGCCTATGTCATCGCTGACAACCGCTTGGCATTGGACGCCGGATGGGACGAGGAGATGCTGCGTATAGAGATGGGTGAGCTGACGGGTGCAGGATTTGATCTGCGTCTTACCGGTTTTTCAGAAGAGGACTTGGCAAGGTTGTTTGATAAGGCAAGTTTTCCAGAGGCGAAAGAGGATGACATGTCAAATCTGGGTGACGTTGGAAAGCATACTTGTCCAGAGTGTGGCCACGAATGGTGACACTGAGAATCGGCTATGCAACGTATAAGGCCGTGAAATGGTCATGTCTCAACTATCATTATGCAAAGGCAGTTCCAGCTGGAGCAAGGGTTTCGTACGGTGTATGGGAGGATGGAAAGTTCGTCGGGACGGTTATATTTAGTCCTGGCGCCTGCCGCAACTTGGGCAGCCCTTACGGGCTAAAGATGAATCAGGTTTGTGAGCTGGTCAGAGTGGCGCTGACAAATCACAAGACACCAGTGTCGCGAATCCTGTCGATTTGCATAAAACTGCTTGCAAAAAAAGAACCGAACCTGCAGCTGATTGTCAGCTATGCCGATGCAAATGCTGGGCACTATGGCGGGATTTACCAAGCATCAGGATGGATCTACGTTGGCGGATCACAAAGTGCTAGAAGATACATCATAGACGGCGCGGTTCGGCACCCAAAAAGCATCTGTGATCGTTTGCTGCAAAAAGGATATTCGGCAACAATAGAAAACATCAGGCGCTACATAGACGCCCATGCGCAGGTCATCATTCAAAAGCCAAAGCACAAATACCTGTTTGCACTAAACGAGGACATCAGACGCCATGTTTCCATGCTTGCAAAGCCATATCCTAAACGCTTATCATCTGGTTGCGTGACAGGTGCTGAAAGCGGCACGGCGGCTACCCATGCCGCAGGGGGCGGTGCAAATCCGACCGTCATG